ATTGTTTTCCAATCATTTACACCAAAAATACTAGATTGTCTTGAACTTGTGGCCATAAGTTATTTCTCTTTTATGTATTTATCATACGAAAAAATGAGAGTTTTAACTGCCAAATACAGAATTTGTCTTGGGATCAAAGAAAAGATCAAAGGTCATTGCGTTATTAAACGGGGCTATTGCCATTTCAAGCTGTATTAATATGCCATGATCCTGGTTATATACTTCTAATGAATTCAATTCAATTCTAGGATCCAATTGAGCAACACGTTTGACTTCTGTTGCTAGCGCCTGCCTTACATCTAAGGTGTTTGGCTCAAAGATAAATGACCACAATGTGGTTCCATAACTGGGTTTACCGGGTTTCTGTCCCTGTGGTATGTTTAGTGCATTGATAAAATCAGTAATAACTAACTGCTCGTCGGTTAGTTTGAATCTTTTCTTTGATAACGATTTAGCTAATATAGTGGAACCTCCGTCAGTTCCGGTAGGTATCGTTTTTCTGATAGCGTTAACGTTTTTTGTACTAAAACCAATGTATGTTGCCATATGTATCCCTATGTTGTATTTATGTCACTGTCTTAGCCAAATCTTGTCTTAACGTTTCAATTTTCTTAACATTATCCTGCCATGAAGCATAAGCAGTTTTAGTTTCTGCGCTGTCCGGTCCATATTCCATTTTCAAATCAAAATATGCTTTTCTTAAATCAAATTGTAAATCTTCTTGGGCTAGCAGTTCTGCTTTTACAGTATCATACTTGGCTGCTTCCGCAGACGTTGGAGTTTTAAATGATCCAGCTGGAATTGTTCCAAAAGGTAGTGCAGGTATCTTTGGATTACCTAGTAATGATTTAGCTTGCGCCATCATAGGTCCAAAGTCAAAACTATCTTTTGCTACGGTTGGTAACTTAACTTCAACTGCGCCTCCGGCACCTATTGATTTAATAGCACTGTTTAACAGTGAAGAACCATTAGCTCCTAATCCCAAACCAGCTAATGCACCCAAGCCACCGCCGGCTGTTAATTTAGATTTTATACCAGATAGTGCATCGGTTACACCGCCCATTGAACCTGATAATGAACCGGAGATTTTGTTAATGGCACTTGATAGTTCACCACTACCGGGTATATTGGGTACTCCGGGGATACTAGGTAATCCAGGTACATCAATCGCACCCGATACTAATTTACTTGCTGTAGAAGATATACTACCGGTGTTCAATGCACTAGTCAAGTCGCTAGATATAGCTTTTGCGACTGGTCCCAAATTAACCGCGTTAGAAATTGCTGATGCGCCACCGGGTAAGTTACTCAAACCACTAGAATCAATACCAAATCCTTTAGTAGCAGTTCCTAGTGCCGTAACAGTAGCATTAGCTAATTTTGCAGGATCTGTAATACCAGCTGTTGCCGCACGAATCTTATCTCCAATACCACCTAACACAGACGATGCAGTTCCACCTGATTGCAATCCCAATGCATTAGTTAATTTTTGATTTAATGATGTTGCTGCCGCTATTTGTTCTGGAGTTTGTACTGCATCTTTGCTATCTTCGGCTGCTTGATCTTCATCATTTTTTGCTTTGATTGCAGTTAAATTAATAGGAGATCCAACTTTAGGTAATGATTTAAAGGATGAAGTTACTTTGGCGAATGCCCCTGCCGCGGCTCCTTTTAATTGATCCGCTATAGGTAAACCACTAAGTGGGCCAGTAACTTTATCTGCTAAATTGGCAGCAAAGTTTCCACCAGAGATAAGATTCTTAACTGACCCTGACATGTCAGCTAGATTACCCGGTAACTTAAGACCACCTAATTGACTACCCAAGTTTATTCCTGTACCTAGTGCACCGGCTGTTGTTTTAACATAATCCAATGTCTTGTCGATCCCTGCAGTTGCAGAACTTAATACAAGGCCGGCTGTTTGTGTTGGGCTTTCAGACCCAGTTAATAAACCGGTAGACTTTAATGCGGATTCACCTTGTGCTAATAATGATACCGCCGCCGTTGCTTGTGCCGAAGAACTACTTATAAATTGAGATGCACTCTTAACACCATTTAAGCCCGTAAAGAAATTAGTTGGCATTGCTTGTTCTAATGTTTTTCCGGCAGCAATGCCTGCATTAATTGCTTTATCAGCACCGGGTTTTAATACACCCGCCGCTACCATCTGTGTGGGATTTAAACCAAATGTACCAACACTTGCTATTTTTTGTCCGGCTACCTCAACTACACCGGCAGCACTAGCAACTGCACTTGCTGTTGCACCAGTTGCGGCACCAACTGCCATTTGTGAAACTAATGCACTAGTTGCGGCTTTGTCTAGTTGACCTGAAATAGCAGGGACATTGGGTGCAGTAGCTGACAACGCCGCAGAGATACCAGCCGATGGTACAGCAGGTGTGCTATTGTTAACAGAAGATAAGCTAGATGACGGAGCCGAAGGTAAATTTGAATCTGCGCTTATATCAGTTTTTACATTAACACCTTGCCCAGCATTAGCCCATGGACTATGTGCAGGTGCTCTGCTTGTAATACTAGATAATTTAGCAGGGGCGGCTGCATAACCTTTTTTCTTATCATACAATGTATCAGTGTGAGCAACTAATGGCATTTGTTTAACATCTGCCGGTACCAAACCACTAGAACCAGTATTTAAATTTATCTTACTACCATTAACATATGAGATTGCTGAACTTAAAAAACTGCTATCTCCTGTACTAGAGAAGCTCATCTTACTATCTACTTTGACGGTCATGTCAGCTTTGACTTGTTGTTTATAGTTCGTACCAACAAAACTAGTAGTTTCTTTAGAACTTTCTGTTTTTATATTTTCAGCGTTGACATTAAAATTTTTACCAGCATGTATGTTTACATCGTTGTCGGCATGTAGATTCAAATCACCCTGAGTGCGAATATTAACACTGTTGGTTGAGTACATATCAATCGTGCCCTCACGACCTAATTCAATATAGCTTTGACCATTAGCATGTATAATGAATAGTGATTGGATACTATCATTCATCATTATCATATGACCACTAGCAGTTCTAAATCTCATTAATTGATCTTTGCCGGCTAGATCACCATCGTCTAAAACTACGCTATGACCTCCTCGTCTACCAACAACTTTAAAGTTCTTATCAGGAATCGCATCGTTTTTAACTGCGTCTGCAATGGTAGTGTCATCGTATCCACCTTCATATATAGGACGTCCGGGTGTGCTTATACCAAACACACGACTAGGACTTTCACGTACACTTGTACTACCAATAGTACCTCTATCAGGATCACGAATAAGACCTTGTTTGTTTAATATTGCTGCCTGATAACTATGCACTGGTCTTGGTTGTGCTGATAGTAATGAACTATTTTCTTGTTTCTGATTTGCATTGTTTATCTCACCAACCGGCAATCTTGTTGCCCCGCCATAACTTTCAGCTTCGCCAGTATTGTTTATAATTACTTTATCACTTGATCCTATTGCAGGAACCATATGCCCTAAACCAGGCGTAGGTATGCAACCAATGTAATATCCAGCATCGGCTACCCCATTTAAGAACAGACAAACCACCTCTGTGCCAATGTCAGGTGGCGTTGCCCAAAAGCCATAACTTTGTGGATTACCAAGATAATCACCTTCTGCCTTAGAGCTAGCAGTATTAGGTGTTGATCCAAAGAAGGGGCTTAAGTAACTTACATACTTCCAGCTGTTAGGGTCATCTTCACTGCCAGCATCTAAACGTTTTATATAAACTCTGATTCTTCCCGAACGAGTAGTGTCGATGTTATCTTTAACAATACCCAGCACTGCACTAGGGATTGTATTGGCACCTCCCCTATCATCTTTGTAATTACTAAGCGTACCGCGTACTTTTTGAATATCTTCACTCATTTTTATCTCTTTTTAAATTATCCACCAGCATCATCGTCTGCACCTTTACCGGGATTAGAAGTTGTTGTGTTATTTGTAGCTACGTCTGTTGTATCATATCCTGATGCAGATGACTTATTTGCAGGGCCCTCGTTAGCATTAGTATTAGGATCAGAGGCAGTGTTTGTTGCAGCCGGAGTGCTTGCAGCCGATCTACTATTAGCGGCAACAGGAGGAGTGGTTGCAGTATCACCCGCTTTTGCAAATTCAGGAATGATTCCAGACAATGATTGTTCGAACTTACCCTTACTAAAGGTACTGGTTACATTAGTCAACATGTAAACCATTCCTTTTACCTTACCCTTTAATTCAGGTGGATAATTCATAAACTGAATGTCACCGTTAGGTACTAATAGTCCACTAGTATTGTTGTAATCTTCTGCTTGTTCAAAATAAATTTCGATAAACACTTGACCACTATTTGGATTGATTGAAAAGTTATCACCATACCATTTTTGCAATCCGTTTGTTCCAGCAAGACCAACTGAAGGCATGAGATAGTCCGGATCACCTAAGATTTTAAGTTTAAATTTTAATAAATCTGCCGGACTATACAAAAATGATTTAACACTGTTGATAACATCATTGGTCCCTGACTTACTATTTACCGAATCAATATTTTGACCAGACTTTTGTGATACTGTCGCAGACTGTAAATTCTTTGTGGCAGCCTCACTTGATGAGGCTGCATCTACGTTATATAACAAATTATAATCTTGTTCATATGCTAAAATTTCAGAATTTTTACCAGTGTACCAGTAATTATATACTTTATGAGGACCGTAATATGAACTAGTTTTGCTTGTATACAATGACCTTATATAAGGAATTTGATATTCTTGCACCTTATAAGTTATCTTATAGGCATAGTCATTTGTTTTTGGATCACGCTTTTCTGAATTTATCTTAACTGTGTTAGATATATTATACCACGATAATGTTTTTGGGTTAGGATTTTTATCTACTGTGGGGTCAGTATCTTTTACAGTTTGGTCTATCTCTTTATCAACAGCCGTCATCATGTTTTTCAAATATTCACTTTGAGTGATAACCTGGTCAATTGCTTGTATAATAGATGTACCTGCTTGTAGTTCAACAGTACGTACTGCTTTATCGATACTACCCAATCTGTTTTGATATTCTTTTCTAACATTACTACCATCTGGGTTTTGTATTGAATCAAACGGTGCTCTTTCTTTAACATAATAATCTTTTGGGACAAGCCTAGCATCACCTATTGATGTGCCTTTTTCAAATTCAATTGCATATTCATTATGGTATGTTTTAAACCCATCTTTTACTTTTGCTTTTTCTAAGGTATTCAAAGATTGAACCATTCCCCAAATAGATTTTTTAGTAGTGTCTTGTCCTGCACCAACTAACACATCTTGAATTGTTTCTCCGGCAAGCGTTAAGTTTGTTGGGAGTGTACCTAAGTTAACACCTTTAGCTACTTGGTCAGTAACCGGCACTGCTGTAATACTATACACTGTCACTTTGTTTTCTAATTTAAACTTGAAGTCTTTTATTTTGATAGGGAAACCTCTTTCAAATACAGATTGAGAGTCAGTCTTAGTTATATCAGCTTGAGGATAATCAGTCGAGGTTATAAGTTTACCGTTTTTATCGTAACCATAAAATTTTATAGTTAACAAAAAGTTTTCTTTTAGTGCAACTATTTGTGCATTAGCATCAGTAGATCCTGCCTTTCCGGCTTGTGCGGCTACTTGAGCTTTTACTAAAGTGTGGGGGAAACTAAAACCATATGGTTCATATATTTTGAATTTAAAGTCGCATGAATTAGTCGCACTTAATGTTTCTTTGTTGTTAACCTTTGTTAGTATTTCTAAATCATCTATATACAAATCTAAATTAAAACCGGCTGCTCTAGGACTGTCTAGTGAAGTAGTGATACCACCACTTTGCGCTATCAACTTAAATCCACTAACTTTGGTATAGTCACCACTCATATATGCATTAAAATCTGCGGCATTTAACATATACAATGCTATTTTATATGTGTAGCTACTAAAGTCTCCTAAAGGATTATACGTTCTTTTTCCTATGATAGAAGAAGCACCAGTTGATGGACTAGTACCGGCTGCACCTGCAGTTGTTGTACCTGCATTTGGTGTTGTAGTAGAAGTAGAATTTGTTGTTGTGGTCGCAGAATTATTATCACCGTTCTGATCCCCATCGGAAGTAGCCGGTGCTTTGGTAGAGTCTGTTGGAGTATTAGTAGGTGTTTCTGTATTGGTATCTTTGTTTTTAAGTTTAGCTACTTCTGCTTTCTTACTATCTGTAGTACCTTGAATAGACGGTGCATTTTTTAGTTGAGAGCGTAGGTCTCTTGAGGTAGCTAGTGTAGTTGTTTTATTAACTGCAATTTTATCATCATTATTTAACGTATTAAATGCCGCACTGGCCAGTGCTACTAGCCTATCTTTTTCTGCATTTGCACTAACTCGCCAGGCTTGATATTCGGTATTAATTGCATCAAGCTGTGCCACAGCGTCATCCGCGGTTAAATCAACCTGTTCTAATCTTTCCAAGAAGGAACTGCGTTCAACCAATGCACCGGTTAAATAATCATTGACTGCTTGGTACAGGCCAACTGTTTCATCTACGGTTGCCATCTTAGAATCCTAACGCTGAACGTAAATTTGGTAACTGTGGAATATAAATTCCGGTGCCGGCTACAAAATCAAAGACAGGATCTTTAATACGATTTGAATTGCGTTGTGCAAATACCCACCACAATCTACTATCAGAATATAAGTCATGTGCTAATAAATCAGGTCGCATGTTGTATGTTTGTGTTATCTCCCAATATCTATCACTGGGGTCTAGTGGGATAGGTCTATTAACCATAACATCTAAGTATTCAGTATTAATAACTGATGTAGTATAATATGGGCTTGTTTGTGGGTATGCCATTACCAAATTCCTCCGCCGGATCTACCTGAAAATTTTCCAGCCGCGTAATCTTTAAGACTGAAGTTTTTACTAATATCATTTCTTGTAACAACCGGCGAGAATGTTAACGCTATTGATATTTTAGTGGGAACATAAGTTACTTTATCTTTGCTGGCAATGCCAGAGAATGCAGCCGGCTTTGCTACTCCGCCTGCAGTTAATCCACTACTCATTAACCTAGTACTGCTACCGCTTGTAATCTGTGCTATAGAAACTCCTCCCCATTGACTGTTGCTACCGGCTCTGATATAATCTACGTCATTGGGTAAGTTATAGCTAAAGTTAGTAAGCAACAATGGATGATCTTGAAATTGGTTAAGACCATAACCAGTTAGATATAACAATGGTGGAGGTGTACCTGCTCTAGGTGCAGTATCTTGTCCATAAAACATCTTGGTAGCTGACTTGAAAAAATGAATCACTGCTAACATATAATTAGCTTCAGCAGTATCTTGTGCAGTAAAATCTGCATTGATTGAAATATCGTCCACACTACTATTTTTATAGAAAAACATTTTATAATTAGAATGAGTCAATTCTGAAGGATCATAATTTGCACGATATGATGAATTAATAGTTGGTGAATAAGGGAATACTACACCATCTGTTGCTACCAAAGGGTATAAAATATCTGTTTTGCTAGCAATCTTATATAGATAATTTGCAGAACCTGCTAAACTTAATCTTACGCGCCAGTCATCCTGTGTGTAAGGTGTTACTTTGGTTGATGCTCCAGAATTTAATGCACTATTAGTTGATCCGGCTACGTTTGTATTAACGGCTGCTCTACTCTGTGCGGCACTAGCGGCAGTTGCCGGTTCAACAAAACCATTACCAACCCAAACAGGATTATTATCTTCATCCAGTGACCAGCCCGGCATTAAGTTACCGTCGTCATCGTAGGGTAATCCATGATCGGTCGCTGTATTAGTTGTTGCTGCCGGAGACTTAACTGCTATTTGGTTGTCTTGACCTGTACCTACCCAAACAGGGTCATTGTCTTCATTTAATTCCCACCCAGGCATTAAATTGCCGTCATCATCATACGGCAATCCGTGATTGTCAGACGTAGAGGTTGTAGTTTTTTGTATTGAGGGTGCTGTTTTTCCAGTAGCGTCTACGTACCCAGCGTCAACCCAAACAGGATCGCCATTCTCATCTAATCCCCAACCCACATTTAAATTACCTTCTTCGTCATACGGGGTGCCTGTAGGATCTGATACTCTAGTAGGGGCAGTATTTTGTACAGTCTCCGGTGTAGTAGTCTTTATGCTTGGGTCAGATTGACTAGTAATTGGTACACCGGTAGTTTCTTTTAAATATTGAACAGCTTCCGGTGATGCTTGGCTAGGATCTATTTTTGCAATCTCAACATCAAGGGCACCAGCTTCATCTTCTTTGGCAGAAACAGCACCACCTGCTTTAACTTGATTTGCCCATGCCGCATCTCTTGCTGCCTGCAGTGGTGCCAATTCTGCTGCCTGAGCGGCAAACTGTGTGTTCAAATCTTGTAAGTTTTGTTGCAGTGCAAAATTTGTCGGGTCAGCGGCCAATGCCTTCTTTGCGGCAACTATTTTTGAAAGGGAGGCGCGTCCAGGCTGTGCTTGAACTGCGTCAATTGCGGCTTGAGCTTGGTTGGTTATAACTTTTGCAGCCTCATGTGCCGCTTTAAGCGGTATAAGTTCTGCGTCTATTGCGGCTATCTTAGCCTTTAATTCTGCGACTGTTGCCATAGTATGTTGTTATCCTTACTTATATTTAGCTAAATAAAAAGGTGCTCTTTTTACCTTTTCCTTAAAAAATAGTTGCTTTTCAGCAACATTCCTGCTATACTTAACACAACATAACAACGGAGACCTATGTCTATAATCACTAGAAAACCTGTCAACTACCTAAATAATAAAGATATTTTAAAAGAAATTCACTCTAGCAAAAATGCATATTGTAGCTTTTTAGCCCCAGAAGATCATCGATATGACTATATCGTAGACATGCCACTAGCAACAATCGAAGAAAGTTTAGCTCATGCAAGTAAGCCAGAAGTTATTCAGGAAGCACGTGAAACAAGAGCAACCAGGTTAAGTTTAGAAGCAGGCGAGAAAGATTCAGTAAGTCCCGACTCGATTCCAGTCACTGACTTGGTATTTCGTGTAATGACTTGGGACCACGTTCCAGTTGCACCAAAACAACCCCGAAAATCAGACAAAAAGAAAACTGCTAAAGATATCTTTGAAATTGAATCAGACATCGATGAACTATTTGCAGATTTAGAAGATACAACAACCAAAGCAGAAATTGATGATATGGTTCATGTCAAGGTTAATTTCCCACCATTCCAACATTTCCGTGTTGATAGTACAAACACATATAAATGTATAGGAAAAAGTCATTGGAAAGGTTCAGTAGAAAACGGTGAGTTCAGTAAGGATCACGGAAATATCACTAACAAACTTGCCCGCATGTACATTATGATGTGTGAAAAATATGCAATGAAATATAATTGGCGTGGGTATACATACAATGACGAAATGCGTAACTCAGCCATCTTACAACTAACATACGTTGGCTTACGATTCAACGAGGCCAAATCAGCAAACCCATTCGCTTACTACACAGCCGCTATAACAAATAGCTTCTGCCGTGTATTGAATACAGAAAAGCGCAACCAAAACATTCGTGATGATATTTTAGAAATTAATGGTCTAAACCCAAGTTGGTCACGCCAGGCTAGTTCTAGTACTAGCTACGAAGAATAATTAGTAATTTAACCAATGACGTTGCAAACCAACGTCATTAATATTATAATATACAGATGAGTAATCTTTTCAAAAAAGCGGCAGTATTTACCGATATCCACTTTGGCCTTAAGAGCAATAGTCTACAGCACAACCAAGATTGTGAAAACTTTGTAGATTGGTTCATTGCCAAAGCAAAACAAGAGGGCTGTGAAACTTGTTTGTTCTTGGGTGACTATAATCATCATAGGGCTAGTATCAACATCCATACACTACAATTTGGATTACGTTCACTAGAAAAACTAAGTGCGGCGTTCGAACGTGTATTCTTCATACCCGGCAATCACGATTTGTATTATCGTGACCGTCGAGACATTCATAGTGTTGAATGGGCTAAACACTTACCCAATCTTACTATTGTTAATGATTGGTTTAGTGAGGGCGATGTAGTTATTGCGCCGTGGCTTGTACAAGAAGATTACAAGAAAGTTCAAAAACTCAGTGGCAAATATATGTTTGGGCATTTTGAACTACCGCACTTCTATATGAATGCTATGGTAGAGATGCCCGATCACGGTGAACTCAGTAGCGAACACTTTACTGGGTTCGATATGACTTTCAGTGGGCATTTTCATAAACGTCAGGCCAAGAAAAACATTTGGTACATTGGTAATGCTTTCCCCCATAACTATGCTGATGCAGGTGATGATGCACGTGGCATGATGGTACTAGAATGGGGCAAAGATCCTCAATTCTACAGTTGGCCAAGGCAACCATTATTCAGAGTTTATAAACTCAGTGACATATTAGAAAACCCTGAAGGCTTGCTATTGATTGACAGTCATGTTAGAGTACATCTTGATATTGACATTAGCTATGAAGAAGCTAACTTCATTAGAGAAACACTAATCCCAGAACATAAATTAAGAGAAATGACATTGATACCAATGAAAGTTGACCAGACTGAACAAACTACCGGCGGTGATGGTTTGAAATTTGAAAGTGTTGACCAGATTGTTATTGACCAGATTAACAGTATCGAATCAAATACATTTGACAAAAAGATTCTTTTGGACATCTACAATAACCTATGATACCTGATACTAAACCTACATGGCTATATAAACCTGTACACATAGACAATCTAGAAAATATCCAAATTGAGCTAACTAAATTTTTATATATATTAGATAAAAATTTTGACACAAGGGACACGGACTTTATCTTTGTCTCTAAACTAAGAATGGCGTCACATACCCCATTATTATGTAAGCTAATTAGATCAATGGGACTCTTTTCTAGATGGTTTGGATGTGGGATAAGCAGTAATAATCATGGTGAGAGTTTACGTATTCATGTTGACCAATTTGATTGGACTACTGTTTGTTACGGGTTGAATATTCCAGTATTGAATTGTGAAGATAGTTACACTGTATGGTATGATGCAGAATTACTAGATGAAAACCCAATTGATGCTGAACCCGCATACAACAAAGCTCCACTTATAAAACCAGGAACTACTCCAACTGAGATAGGTAGATGGGCTGTTAAAAACCCTGCTTGGGTTAACGTGAGTATTCCCCATTGCTCTGTTACTGAACACAATAAACCCAGAGCACTTATATCTGCTAGATTTAACCCAGAAGTACACGATTTACTAAACAAATGATAACACTACAAAACATAACATTACGTAATTTTTTATCTATCGGTCAAATAACACAAGCTGTTGACTTTGACAAAAAAGATTTGACACTTATTCTAGGTGAGAACTTAGACTTAGGTGGTGATGGCGCTCGTAATGGAACGGGCAAGACTACATTGATTCAGGGATTATCATATGCACTGTTTGGTGTGCCTATCAATAACATTCGCAAAGACAATTTAGTTAATCGCACTAATGGCAAAGCCATGATGGTTACATTAGAGTTTAGTGCGAACGGTGTCAAATATAAGATTGAACGAGGTCGTAAGCCAAACATCTTACGCTTCTATGTTAATGATGTGCAAGAAAAGAATCAGGATGATGCACAAGGTGAAAACAAAGAAACACAACAGGCAATTGAACGTGTACTTTGTATGTCAGCCGATATGTTCCGTCATATTGTTGTATTGAATACCTATTCCGAACCGTTTCTTGCACTAAAAAATAACGAACAAAAAGATATCATAGAACAACTATTGGGTATCACCTTGTTATCTGAAAAGGCTGAGGTCATAAAGAATATGATTAAGTCTAGCAAAGACAGTATTCAACAAGAAGAATTCAATGTCAAAGCCATTGAAGAAGCTAACAAACGTGTCAAAGAACAAATTGAAAGTTTAAAACGTAGGCAAAAGTTGTGGCAAACTAAACATGACGATGACTTAGAGAAATTGGCAATTGATTATACTCGTTTGATTCAAATCGACATTGATAGTGAATTGCAAGCACATAAAGACTTGACTGCTTGGAACAAGCAAAAAGAACTACAAGATGCATACAATGCATTAGTAGCACGTTCAACTGCCTGGCGACAAAAACATGATAGTGATGTTTCGGTAGCACATAAAGCCTACTTGTTAAAAAATGAGTATGATATTGAAGCTGAACTACAAGCATGGACTAATTTAAAAGACTGGTTACACGATGATGCTGAACAAAAATCTATTGCTACAATAATCGATACCCTAACCAAAAGTATAACAAAAGAAAAAAAATTAATTGAGAAATTGGTTCGGGAAGTCAAAGAGCTAGAAGATCACAAGTGTTATGCTTGTGGTCAAGACTTCCATGATGATAAGCATTTAGAAGTTACATTAGAAAAGAATACATTACTTGAGACTGCACGTGCTGAATTGGCTGAGCTTGAGAGTAAATTAGCAATAAATCAGTCATTAGTTGCTAAACTAGGACCCAAACCTACTACCTCATATAAGACAGAAGCAGAAGCTATTCGTCACAGTGGTGACGTAGCTAACTTAAAGAAAGTATGGGAAGACAAAAAACAAGAATCCAATCCATTCTGTGAGCAATTAAATGAACTTACTGTTATTGATTTGGGTCCGCAGCCTACTACTCACTATGATACTGAGGCACAAGCAGTTGAGCATCGTACAAAGGTTGCTAACTTACTTCAACAAATTGACACTAAGGCAAATGAAACTGATCCATACTCGGAACAAGTTATTGAGATGGAAGCGAATGCACTACAAGAAATCAATTTTGACAACATCAACAAACTAACAAAGACAATGGAACACCAGAAGTTCTTGTTAGATATCTTGACTAGCAAAGATTCATTTGTCCGTAAGAAGATTATTGACCAGAACTTGAGTTATTTGAACGCACGATTGACTCATTACTTAGATAAGATTGGTCTACCGCATCAGGTTGTCTTTAAGAACGATTTGCAAGTTGAAATCACTGAACTAGGTCGTGAGCTAGACTTTGATAACTTAAGTCGAGGTGAACGTAACCGTTTAATCTTGGGCTTGAGTTTTGCATTCCGTGATGTGTGGGAAAACTTATATCAACCCATCAATACATTGTTTATTGATGAATTGATTGACTCAGGATTAGATACAATTGGTGTTGAAAACAGTATCGCTATCCTCAAAGATATGTCACGTAGACGCCATAAGTCGATTTGGCTAGTATCACACCGTGAAGAACTAGCAGGGCGTGTACCAAACGTACTGAAAGTGATTAAAGAAAATGGTTTTACTAGCTACGCTACCAGTAGCGAAATGGAATAATTTACGGAAACGATTTATATAGATAAGTAGTTATATGCCATCACCACAGAAGAACAAAGGATCAGGTTACGAGAGAGAAGTTGCAAAATTTCTTTCTGATTTGTACGGGGAAAGTTTCATCCGTGCACCCGGATCCGGCGCTTATGTAGGTGGCAAGAATCAAGCAAGAACTCAATTCTTGCACGAAGGTCAAATACGTTCATTTAAAGGAGACATTGTTCCAGGACAAAGTTTCAGTAAAATGAACATAGAATGCAAATTTTACGCTGACTTCCCGTGGCACTTACTTCTTACAGGTGAGTGTAAGCAACTTGATTCGTGGCTAGAACAACTACTTGATGTAGAAGAACCTGATGATTTAAACTTGCTTTTTATGAAGTTTAATCGTAAGGGGCAGTATATCGCAGTGCAAGGAAAACTAACATGGAAAGCAGATAATTGTGTTTTTTATAGTAGTAAGAAGCATGGCGATTGGGTAGTTATGGAGCATTCTAGCTTCTTTCAAAACAATGCTGAATTTGTGAAAGCATATTCATGCACAACAATAGACACAACGTCAAACTAAAAACTAAACAAAACTAATAAAAGCAGACACAAAGTTCGCATAATATAAAAATTCGATGGCTTGATTGCAAGTCCTCCTTGAGATTGTACAGATTGTGCTGTGCCGTCAGATTCTGGAGTATGCTTATCAGTAATGATAAGGAACACCGAGAAGGCTCTCGTCAAAGCGAACCTTCAATGAGTCTATATCTAACTCTATCTTGCGGATATAGAACATGCGTTGTCGAGGCGTTAATTGAAATAGCATTAACAGACCTCACTACAGTCCCAAATACTTTACAGGACAACCGGTGGCGTATAATAGCACAAAATAGCTGATTACACGGGGAATAGATGGCAAAGGATGACGGGCATGGCAAATGACCTTAACCATTGGTAGGGCTGAAATAGCTCTACCATGGCTTCAAAGCGGCAATGTATCTCTAAAACATCAAAGTAAAAAAGAATATCTATTCTACATAACCGTAAAGAAATAAGGACGAGCGACAGCGAGTACTTAGATGAACGTAGTTCATCTCTCAATAGCCCATATGATTAGAAACTGTAATTTTAGATAAATGAACCAGAATGGTTAGAAGAATGGCAACTTAGTATTCTTAGTTGTTTCTAAGTTATCTTCAATAAGTTTAGTTATGGATGCTCTTTCTGTTAAGCTCATATTCAATATATCCTCATAGGATGCACCCCCACGCATATACCAAGACATTTTGAGTGCTCCGCCTTTAATGGTATTACACTCTTGTTCCATGTCAGTAATCATTTGCTTAATCTCCTCGGAACCAAGAAGAAGAAGCCTTAATCGAAAAAATCGGATATATTGATGTTAAATTGTTGATGATATTCATGTGAACAGTGTACACATTTTACATCTAGTGGCTTAAGTTCAGTGCTTTTTCTTAATTCTATATGTGTTTCTTTGATAGTGTTGTGTGTGTTTTTATCACAATTTTCTAAAAATTCACGGATATGATTCTTATCAAACACTGTACTTTCGGGTGTTTTAATGTATTCGATTGCGTTTACTATCAGTTCCATTGTTAATGTATTGATAGTTTTTAATATGTCCGCAGTCTTTTTATTTTTTTCTACCTCATCGGTTACACCCTCAAGTGAATACAAAACTCGTTGAATTTCAAATTGGCTAGTGCTAGCAGTGTTGACTTCTTTGTAGGTAGACGGTTTGAATTTGATTTTTAAATCATTTAGTTCTAGCATTTTGGAATAATCACCTGGCTTAAAGCTAGCTAGTATTCCAGTGAGATTTACATCGTACTTGCTTGATTCTTCACATGAAGGGCAAGCTGTTTCTAGTTCCATAGTCTGACCATTGGTTGCCATTTTAATAGCTACTAGTATAGGATCTAAATCAACGTTAAGTATTTCCCATGGCTTCTTAATTGCAGGAATACAACTTTTGATGATTTCTACAACAGCAAGACCATTATACAATGCATCCGGCGTTCTGCTAGTAATCTCGTCAATCGCAGTCATTGGATATACTGGAAGCTCTTTGTTCTCGGGGAAGTCAATCACATCTGGTGCATAGCCTACACCATTGCTGGGAAGTGCTAGATACAATGCAGGTCTACGAAAGTACTGCTTAAGTGGATTTTCTTGAGTCATGTTGTTTTCCTAATAAATTGAGTGATTTGGTAACACTAAATACAATATCACCCAATATTTATAAGAACTAAACACATGGCAGATTTAAATCATGAAGAACTCGTAAAAGCGTTTGCCGCAGCCTCTATTGCGGCTAATGAACATGCCCGTGCTCAAGGAGAAGCTCAAAATGCGTATGCCCAAGCGGCGGCGCAGGCTGAAGCCGAAATTAAAGCATCTAGTAAAAAGACTGCACAAGCATTAAGCGACCTATCGATGGCTGTTGGGAAGAGTGCAGTTGATTTAGGTAAGGCTATGATTACCGGCTCAGAAGGTACGACCAAGTATGCCGGAGCGGTTCAAGGTGCAGCCGATGCAGCCGGTAATGCCGCAACTACGATGTTAACCGCATTTGGACCACTTGGTATCATTGTTGGTGGAGTAATTAAAGCATTTGGTGCATTGGTTGGTGCAAGTTTAAAGCAAAACGATACATTAATGAAGTCGTACAGAGAGTTATCAGACATTGGATCTGTCTCTGGTAGTTTAGAAAAACTGCAATCAGACTTAAACAAAGTAGGATTAACCTCAGAAGAAGCAGAAAAGTTTGGTAAGTTGTTAGGTAAAACTGCGCCCGATTTAGCTAGCTTTGGTGGCAGTGTATCAGCCGGTAAAGATAAATTTATTGGTGTATTTCAAGGCATGATTGGTGTTGGCAACAAGACTGAAATTGCAATGCAACGTATTGGATATAGCTCTGACGAAATGCGAGATGCTACAGCAGACTATGTTGCAAAACAATCTAGATTGGGTTTAGCCCAAGGTAAAACCGCAGAACAATTACGTACTGAATCTACAAAATACATGGTTACACTACGTGAGTTGGGTGAACTTACGGGCATGAGTAGAGATGAAGCACAGAAAATGATGGATCAGCAACAAGCTGATGCTAGATGGGGTATGACATTACGTCAGATGGAAGCTGAAGGTAAAGGTGAAGAAGCACAAAAGTTACAAGCCTACATGGCAACATATGAAAAGACATTTGGTAAAGATGCGGCTCAAGGCTTGATGGAGCAAATTGCTAACAAGGGTGCTATCGTAGGTGAAGCTAGTGCTAAAGCATATACCTCAACTCAGGGTCAAGCATATGAAATGGCTATGAAAGTAGCAAAAGGTCAAGCCGATATGCAAGAAGGTTTAAGTCAAACTGCAGCCGGTGTAAGAAAAAATCTAGACCAGACTGCTAGCTCATTGATGACAGCTGGAAGAGGGGCAGAAGGTGTTACTGGGTCATATGAACAAATTAACGGAGCACTAGCCTTAGAAAACAAAAAAAACATCGATGTACAGGGTAAACTAGCTGAAGTACAAAAAGATGGCGGAAAGTTACTAAATGCTAATATTGATTTAGAGCAGAGAAATCGTGACCTAAGAATCAAAGCTGATAAAGCATTGATGGAAGTTACTAGCGTTTCTGTATCCGTATTTCAAAAACTAAATGAAGTTGTGTTTAGTCTAGGTAAATATATAGCTAAATTTATTGACAAAATTAGTGGTTATCTAGGTAAACAAACCAATTTGTCAGAAAGTTTCAAAGACAAAGACGATTTTCAGGGTGATGTCAATGTTGCTAAAAATGCACTAGCTGAATCCGAAAAACAAAAGGCAGAACTTCAAAAAGATATTGCAAAATATTCAAAAGATGCTTCGGGTAAAGAATTGCAAGCCGCAATCGATGCCGCTAAAAAGGGTGAAAGAGAAAATCGAGAAGTTGCTGATGGAAATGGAACCATAGTAGGTGGTGATGCAACAGCGGCTAAATTATATTCAGAAGAAGCTAAACGTTTAGAAGAATTACAAAAACAAATTACTAAAAAAGACGGTACCATTGACGCTGAAAAGGCTCAGCAATTACAAAAAGACAAACTACTAGTAATTGAACAGAAGATTCTAGACGAAAAACAAAAATTAGTTGAAGCTGAAAAGAAAATGAAGTCGTTCACTACTAGTACAAGTGGTGGAAGCGGAGCCGGAGGA